TTTACCTGCTAATAATTCTACATCTCTAGCGGCATCATAAGTTCCTTGAAAAATTAAAATACTTCTACTACCAGATAAACTATTTCTTACGAATACTACTTTTTCAGCGTCATTAGGGGTGAGTTGAACAAAAGCAGTGCCTCCTAAATCTCCACCATCTTTAAATTCAATATATTTATTTCTACCATTTGATGATGTGCCGTTGGTAATAGGTAAATCATTAGGAGATCCTGAGCTGCCCGTAGCCCCTAAAGTAATTTCTACTACTCCATTTGTAGCTTCATCTATCAAATCCATATTTGTGTTAGACATAGTTCCCCAGGTACCTGCCTTGTCACCAGTTGCTGGTTTTTCTATGCCTATGTTCGTTGTGAATGTACTAGCCATTGTATTATCCTATGCTGCTATTTCTTCCCAATTAGGGTTTCCGTTTAGTGTAACATTTGTATAAAGAACAGGTGTATTTATTTGATTTCCCATACCGCTATGAACTGTACAAAAGTAATACAGTGTTGGTGTACCAGAAACAACCACTATTTGCAAATAAGAACCTGACTGTCCTTGAGTACCAACTATTGTAACATTGTCTGAATAAATCGATCCTCCTGCGTGTGTTCCATCAGAAGTAGTAGATAGTCTAAGGGGATGTAATGCTGTCGTACTATTAGATGTATCAAATCTATAAGTTTTTCCTTCTATCAATGTAAGCACTGGACGTTCCACACCATCAATATAAAAAGCATTACCGCCTCCAGTCTTGGGATACACCGTAACTATAAAAGTAATAATTGGATTAGTGTCAATATCAGTATAAGTAACAGTTTGTGAATCATCTACTAAAGAGTATGTTATTGATTGAGAGTCATCTACTAAAGAGTATGTTATTGATTGAGAGTCATCTATTAATCCCCAAATTAAAACATTTTGTGTTTCACCTGTGGCTGCAACACCTGTAACTGATATGTTAGAGCTAAATATTAAACTTACGCTTCCTACACTACCTGTAGCCGTGACACCTGTAGCTGATATAGTAGAACCAAGCCCGATTATTACGCTACCAACACTACCTGTTGCAGATACTCCTGTAGCACTTATGATTGAGCCTATTCCAATTGTGACAGAACCAACACTACCTGTTGCAGATATTCCTGTTGCAGATACTGTGATACCAGAGCCTTCCGTTACTGTAACAGAACCTATAGATCCAGTAGCAGATACTCCAGTAACACTAAACGAAATACTTGTTCCTGTTTCAACTGTAACAGAACCTATAGCAGAGGTAGCGGCTACCCCTGTTACTGCAACTTCTCCCGCACTAGATACCGCAACAGAATTGACTGACCCTGTCCCGCTTACACCTGTCGCACTAACAACAAAATCAAAATTAACTGTTATCGAACCAACGGCAGAAGTAGCAGATACTCCAGTAACACTTACAGAAGTATCAGTTTGACCATAAGGGCCACTATTCCAACCGCCTCTTCCGTAACCTGTTAAAACACTCACTTCTTTAAGCTATCCGTATAATCGCGTTACTCGCATCAGCCGCAGGAAAAGAAATCGTAAAATCTCCTGAACTTGATGCTTTATCAGAACCAAAATTTAAAACTAATACTGAAGTATCTCCAGAGGTATCTTCATTAAATATTAAAGCACCTCGAGCTGTTATAGTGCTACTAGAAAATGTAGTATCAGCAAAATCAGTAATTGCAGTTGTGCCGTCTAAACTAGGATTTACTCTAGTTAATGTATTACCTTTTGCTGAATAACCCGTGCCACTTACCTCATTACTTGTAGTATATGCTGTAGTACCTGCGCCTAAACTAGCATCTGAAGTATATAAAGCTAATTTAAACGTACTACCCCCACTATTTAAAAAATTATGTTTAGCTTCTAATAGTTCCTTTTTAAAGGAACTGCACATTGCTTGTGAAATTGCCATATTAAATATCCTTTATGTTTTTAGCTATATCAGCATGTCCTTGTTGTTCTAAAATTACTTTTATTGTTGACCGTTCACTTTGTCTTACTTTATGAAAGTAATCAACCAACAGAGCTTTTATGTGGTTTCTATATGCAATCGCTTGTTCTCGTAAAGGCATTGGTGTGTCTGAAGATATAGCTACAATTCTTTGTACCGCTAATTCTGCCCACTCTTCTGCATCCATACCTCTATTTTTTGTGGTAACAACAATAGGGTCCCCAATATTAGATTCCACTTTGAGATTAAACATTAAGCAATAACCTCTTTTCTAAGTTTGTCATAACGATATTCATCTCTAGTATTTTTACCTTCCCCAAGATTTTTAAGATAAGCTAACGCTTCTTGATACCTTGCATTATAAATTTGAAACATATCTGCTTCACCTTTCATAAAGGTATATGCTTCAACCAATGAAGCGTATAACAACGCTAATTCAGCGTTAGTGCCTAGCCAACTTGTACCATCACTCGTTGCTGTTATTGAAGTAGGTTTATGATAATAGTGTAATTCGGCTGTCAAAGCAGAACTGGGAGTTGGTGCTACAATAAATGTAGTTTCATCAAAATCTGCATAATATTGTGGAACTCCTGTCGTGCTTGGATTAGGCGTATAGTCTTGTAAAAAAGTTGGGTGTTTACGCAATAAGAATACGTTTTCAGAACTATTAATTATACTTAACGAAAATGTTGATAAATAATCAGTAGGTTTTGTCAAAAACTTATTGCCGCTAGTTAAATCACCATTTACATTTTTACGAAATACATCTAACTGCACTTCTTTAAAAATACGTTCTTCTGCGTTAATAATAAATCTAGATAAATTATTAACAAAAGTAGTTTCACTATTTTGTGTGTAATCTTGTATCGCTGTTTTTAATGTTGTAAAGGTAAATGCCATGTTATGCGCTCACTGTTACTGGACCTGCTGAAGCAAAGCCACCACCGCCTTTCACACTGCCCGTTGTAGCAGTTCCGCTACTGGCGGTAAACGTGTAGCTATCAGCATCCACTTTTGTTATTGAATACCCTGAAGATGACTCTATTACAGATTCTGTAAAACCATCAAAGTTTTCTACATTTCTAAACCTAACTGTATCGCCTGTAGTTCTACCGTGACCAGGTTCTGTAACAGTAATTACTGCCGAGCCACTATCGCCTGTTCTAAATCCATTGAAAGGCAATAAAACTTCAGCTGCGGGTTCTGTCCTGTCTGGTCTACTTTGACGTAACGCTTGCGGATCGGCTTTTGTGTGTCTAGGCTCTAGTTGAGGCTGCTTAGACTCATACTCATCTTTACCTACTAATAATCCATTCCACTCTTTAATCATCTCACGCAACTTATAAGTTCTACCTGATCTATCAGATATACCCAAAGCGTGTTTTCCAGAAGCAAAATTAGCCATTATATATTTAATGATGAGTAAGATGGAACTAGACGTAGCGCAGTTCTTTCGCCATCCTCAGCCGCAGCTCGAGCAAATTCTTCTTCGTAAATATCTTTTAGTACACCAATTCTTTGTGGTGATTTTTTAACCGCAAGATGATATGCCAACCCTGCTACTAGGCAAGGTAAAAATCTAAATGGAACATCTGGATTATTAGTTCCTGCATCAGCATCTTGTATTCTTTTTACTCTGTAAAAAATTAATTGATCGGTAGAGTTTTCTGGTGTTGGCCATAAATTTATAGTAGGTGTAATTAACCTGTCTACAAAATATTGAGTTGGTCTACCTTGTTGTGTTTTATTAGGAATATTAAGATATTCAGCTCTTGATATTCTGCTTACATTTATATCTGTATTATCTCTTCTAATCACTACCTCTAATAAATCTACTGTTGATTGTGCGTCTACTAAACTAGGATTAGCAGAAACAGTTGTGGTCGCAGAACTAGATGAACCAGTGATAGTCTCTGACGCAGTAAAATCTCCGCTAGGAATAGTAATAGTAAAGGTTGTAGAGCTAGGTTTTGTAATAATACTAGCTGTAGATCCACTAGTGCCACCTGTGATAGTTTCACCAACACTAAAACTACCACTAGCTGCTACCGTCATAGTAATTGCACCAATAGGATAAGTAGATATACCTGAAGTAGTAGATAAATTAGCTAACGTCTGTGTTACCTGCTCTACAGTCCACAAATTTAAACCACGATTAGCCCAATCTGCAAAAACTAAATTTAATGACCGTCTAGCAGTTTTAGCATCATAGCCTGTTCGTAATTCAAGACCACAACGCTCAAACGCTTCTTCAGTGATCTCAGCCATGTCTAAATTAAAATCACTTGAACCTGAAGTTGCCACGCTATACTCCTAAAATTCTTTTATACATTCAATAACAATACTATAACTATCTCCAGATGAATGACCTACCGTTGTTAGCAACACATCTCCAGTTTTACCACTACCTGAATAATCAGGAAGACCATTAATACCACTATAATCTAATTGATCAGATAAATCGGCAGGTAATTGAATTGCTAATACATCAGTTGTTGCATCAAAAGTTAATTTTACTCCCATACCAACATTAGAATAAGTTATTTTAGTTATCCTGACACCAGTACAGGAAGTGCCGTCTTGTAAGCTAGATAATGCCGATACATCAATCTTTTTTACATTAGCCTCACCGCTTCCATCACTAATATTAGTAAGATAAAAAACAGCTCTTCTTGCGCCATCTTCAATAGTCGTTACGGCTACAGCGTCAGCCATGTTGACCTCCTATTTTTCTTTAATTTTGCCTTGTAAAACCAAAGATTTATATTCAGCACTCCCCTTCGGAGGAAGGGGTGTACTTTTTTTTGTAACCTTAGGTTTAGTCGTACTTGAGGCTTTTTTAGTTTCAGCCATTTTTTATTCCTTTATCTGTTTTGTACAGCCATCAGGTAATCAATAGTCATTGACTTGGTTCCTGTTGCAGAACCAGATAATTCCATCGCACCGATAGCTAAGTTTTCATCATCAGGAAGATTAGCGGTGTGTGTTGCCACTTTGTTTCTATTTACAAAAAACTCAACACTCCCAGTTCCTTTTACATGAAAACCTAAAGTAACAGATGTACCACTTACAATATCAATACCTGAGTCAGTAGTTGTAGCTGTTCCGTCTTTTTCAGTAACACAATCAATGTTGCTATCACCGTCATCTATTTGAAACACTATTCTATCTGCTGCGGTTAGCATGGCTTCTGGATTAGTAGCAAAGTTAACTGTTAGGCCAACACAAACATCCATCGCATCGCCTTCAGCATCAGTAATGAATAATTTAGTTTCAAACCAGATATCACGAGTAGCAGATAACGCAAATATTTCGTTACCCTGAACAGAAGCACCGTCATTATCAGTAGTTGCTTGTGAAGTTAAAACTAACGTACCATTTTCAGCGTCTGCACCTAGCGCAGCTGTAGCTGAACTGTCTTTTATTAATGTCCAGTCGTTGGTAGTGTCTAAAGCTATACCAGTGAAATCATCCATATACATTAAATAGTCAGGATTGTTTGCAACTGGTAGATTTTCAAACCATTGTCTTTGTCCGTCTTTACCTGCGTAAAGCACTGGGCCAGTAAAATGTACTGCCATTTAAATATCCTCCTTACCAAAGGTTTCGCCCTAGAGTCTTGGTAAGCGTCTGCTGGGTCAGTCGCTAGGGCTAATTATCCCAGATTAATGGGGGAGACTAGCTCCCCCTAATCTTTTATGCACCTGGTGAACCAAATACGCAACGTGGATCTGAGAAACCAAAGCTATAACGCTCTCGAGCCTTAAACCTCATGTTGCCTGTATCGAAGTCACCTTCCATCTTAGTTGACATTGGCAATCTTTCAAAGTGCAAGAAACCTCTTGGGGTATCTGTCTTGATAAAGAAAGCGTCTGAATCTGTAAGATAGTGGTTTACAACATAACCTTCAGGCAACATTCCCATGTTACGAGAAGCATTGATGTCGTTATCTGCGGTTCCTGGTCGTAGAGTAGATTCTAACAATCTATCCGCAACGAACTGTAACGCAGGTGGTACAATAAGTTTAGTACCTCTTACCGACACTTTAAGTCCACGCTCATCTACGAACGCAGAAATGTCAATCAAAGAGTTTTCTAAACTTGTTTCGTTTAAGTCAGCAGCTGTGCTTAACTCATTTCGAAAAGTGTTACCATTGGTTAGAGGGTGGTCTGTAGCACAAAGCTCTTTTCCATCTCCACCTGTAACAGTGCTATCGAATGCGTTATTTAAAACCGCAGCAGACTTTACTTGTTTAGTGTGTGCCATACTTCTAGCTAACGCTTTGGTATAGCGGCTTGCAAGACGATCATAAAGATTATCTTCAATTGCTTCTTCAGTAATTGAGAAAGCAAGAGAAATAGTCTCATGAGTATATCGTGCTGTGAAAGCCTCTTGTGCATCATCAAATGTAACAGCGGCACCTTCAGATTTAACGGGTGCAGACCC